ATTCATGTAATTGTCGTAGATGAGCCGAACGATCTTTGCCTCCTCCTCATGGACAACCAGATGATCGCCCTCCCAGCGGTATCCGTAGATTTGAAAGCGACCATTGGGAATACCTTTTTCAAATCGTTTCCGGGTACCCCATTTGACATTGTCCGACAGGCTGCGTATCTCCTCCTGGGCAAAGGATGCTAAAAGGGTCAGCATCAACTCACCGTCCTCGGTGAGGGAGTCGATGCGCTCCTTTTCAAATTGCACGGAAACGCCCAGTTCCTTGAGCCTGCGCACTGTATTCAACAGGTCAACGGTGTTGCGTGCGAAACGGGAAATACTCTTTGTCAGAATAATGTCGATTTTTCCGGCTTCGCAGTCGGCAATCATCCGATTGAACTCTTCGCGGGCTTCGGCTTTGGTGCCGGTTATTCCGTTGTCGGCATATACGCCCACATATTCCCAGGCGGGGTTGCTCTGTATCAAACTGCTGTAAAAGCTGACCTGTGCCGAAAGGGAGTGCTGCAGCCGCTCGGACTCCATTGAGACTCTTGCGTAGGCAGCGACCCTTTTGCGGCGCGGCATCTGCGGTGTTTTTGCTTCGATTTTATTTACAATCCGCATGAAATCACTCCTTTCCGACACTATATATCACTCTGAAAGCCAATTATATCAAGTCGTTTTCCGATAATAATGTACCCAAAGACGGCGAGAACTCAGCCCGCAGATTTGTATCAATTACGGCATATTCCTCCTCGCTCAGAAGCCCCTTTTCCCTGAGATTCTTTGCGATGGAGAGGGCGGCAAGGTAGCTCATTTCAGAGCGGAATTTATCCTCACTCATGCCCGTCACCGCCTTTGTAGCGGTCTGCAATATAGCAGGCGTGAGAGCAGTATTTT